ACCACACGTGTGAATTGCCCAGTTTTCCTAAATCATTATTACGGTTGCATGTAAGATGGCGAAGCGCGGCCCCAAACCCAAGCCGAAAGAGCTCAAGATTCTCGATGGGATGCGATCCGATCGCATCAACGCGCTCGCTCCCCCGGCGGTTGCAGGCGACCCGACGCCTCCCGCGCACCTCGACGACACCGCGCGGATTGAGTTTGTGCGGTTCGTCGGCGACCTCAGGGCCCTCGGGGTGTTGTCGCGGACGGACGGCGGGGCCATCGCTCTTTATGCGGCCACTTACTCCCGATGGGTTAAGGCCGAGGCGGCCATCGCAGAGCGCGGGGTATTCGTGACGACTCCCCGAGGCCATATCGCGCAAAACCCGGCGGTTATCGTTGCTCGCGACTCGATTGAAGCCCTCCGGCGGTTGCTTTCGGAATTCGGTTGCACCCCTTCGAGCCGTTCACGGGTGTCGCATGGTGGCATCCCCCCGGCCGATGACCTGGAGGTTTTCCTGAAGCGTGGGTAAACGGGCCCCCTCGACCATCCGCAACCCCTCCGACGAGCTCGCGATTGAGCAGGGTTGCTACTTCGATCCGAAGGAGGCGGCCCGGCCCGGGGCCTTCATCGAGCGCTTTTGCCGGCAATCGCAAGGCCGATGGGCCAACAAGCCTCTCGTTCTCCTCGAATGGCAGACGGATTTCCTCCGGCGCCTGTTCGGATGGAGGCGGGAGGACGGCCGACGACGTTTCGAGAGGGCTTATCTGGAGGTGGCCAAGAAAAACGGCAAGTCAACCATGCTCTCGGCCATCGTGCTCTATCTCCTCCTCGCCGACGATGCGGGGCCCAAAATTTTCATCAATGCATGCGATCGCGATCAAGCCAAGATCATCTTTGACGAATCCATCGCCATGATTGCGGCCTCCCCCGAGCTCACGAAGCGGCTCAATCCGATTCCCTCTCGGAATCGCATCGTTTACCCCTCGGGCAACGGCTATTGCCAGGCCAATTCCCATGAGGCCCCCTCGAAGGACGGGGCCAACGCAAGCGCCGTTATCTTCGACGAGCTCCACCGGCATGAAGACAGGGCCTTATGGGATGTCTTCGAGTATGCCGGGGCCGGGCGCGACGAGCCTCTCAAGCTCTCGATTACCACGGCCGGCAACAATGAACAGGGCATTTGGTACGAACAAAGGAGCTATTCCGAGGCAGTCAACCGCGGAGAGATTCCCGATACCACACACCTCGGGGTGGTTTACCGGGCCGAGGCGACCGACGACATCGATTCCCGTGAGACTTGGTTGAAGGCCAACCCCTCCCTCGGCCATACGATCCGAGAGGATGCTTTCGCTCGCGACCTCGCCGAGGCCAAGCTTGTCCCGACGAAGCTTGCCCTGTTCAAGCGCCTCCGGCTCAACATCATCACGCAAACAGAGGCGGGTTTCGTCACCCCCGAGCAATGGAACGCTTGCGGCTCCCCGCACCTCCAGGGCGACGGCTACGCGCCTTGTTGGGCCGGGGCCGACCTCGCCTCGACGACCGACCTGGCGGCCGTTGTGTGGCTTCTCGGCGACTCCTCGACGGGCCTCGACGTTCGCGCGCGGTTCTGGTTGCCCTCGGGCCGGGTGGAGGAGCTCGAAAGGCGCGACCGGGTTCCCTACCGAGCATGGATTGAGCAAGGATTCATCGAGCTCACCCAGGGCGATGTGATCGACTATGAAGCGATCCGGGCGCATGCCCTCGACCTGGCGGGCCGATTCGACCTTCGCAAGCTCCTCCTCGACCCCTGGAATGCAACGCAGCTCGCGGTTTCCCTCAAAGAAAACGATGGCCTGGAGGTGGAATTCCTCCGGCAAGGGTTCGCAAGCCTCTCGGGCCCGACGAAGGAGCTCGAACGGCTCATTGTCTCCGGCCAGCTCCGGCACGCAGGCAACCCGGTTCTGCGGTGGATGGCCAGCAACGCGGTTGTCACGAAAGACCCGGCCGGAAACATCAAACTGGACAAGGCCAAGTCGCGGAACAAAATCGACGGCATGGCGGCGCTCGTCAACGCGATTGCCGGCATGGCCAGCGATCCAACCTCGGGCGATTCTGTCTACGAATCGCGCGGGATTCTGATGATATGATCGGGCCCATCGAGAAAGCACCCGTTGGGCACCATCACCCGGCGGTGTGGTCCGCAAGCCCAGGCGCCGAGTGGGCCCGAGACAGGGGCATTCTCCGGGGCCCCTCGCAAACCAGCGCAGCCCCGGGACGGCTCGACTCCACCGGGCCCGGGGCAATTCCAAGGCCCGTTACCCCGACCCATGCACCATTGAGGCCCCGTTAATGGCGACGACAAAGAGCGGTTTCGTAGTGACCAACAAGGCGGCACTCGTCGGCGCGGCGGTTGTCGCGGCCCCGGCGGTGGAGGCTATGAGCGATGAGGCGGCAAACGTCGTCGCTCAGGCGGCGGCGGGCAACCCTGGCAACACCGGCAGCGTGCGAATCGACGCGCCGAGTATCAACCTGGCGACCGCAAGCTATGCCAAGAACGCGGGTGTGTATCTCACCCTCACGGGCACAACGCCGATCACCCTCGACTTCACCGCCATCGCGGCGACCACGGGCGTTGTCATCGCGGGGGATACGGCTTTCGCGACCTGGAATCAGATCGTTCTGATGAACACCGGGGCGGTTGACCTTGTTATGACCCCCGGCGGCTCCAACCCCCTCCGGACCCTGCTATCTGGCACGGGGCCGGGCCTCACAATCCCCGCCGGCTCCACGATCACCCTCGCCTCGGTTGCCGGCCTCACCGTCGACGGCACCCACAAGACGCTGACCTTTACCCCGACCTCGGGCGGAAGCCTCGGCCTGGCCATCGGGGGCGCGTAAGCCCCTCATGGGACTTCGCCAGTGGCTTAGTAGGCGATTCGAGCGCCGAGGGCAAACGTCCATCGGCTCCGGCTATGTCTCCGGCGCTCCGAATCTCTCCGGCACCTACATTACCCCGCAAACGGCCATCGGCCTTACGGCGGTGTTCGCGGCTATCAACCGCATCGCGACCGATACGGCATGCCTCCCCCTCCACGTTTACGAGAAGCGGCCCGACGGCGGCCGAGAGGTGGCCGAGGGCTTTTACCTGGAGGAGCGGCTCGCGGTTGAGCCCAATGACGAGCTCGACGCTTTTTCCCTCCGGCGCGACTCGATGGGCCATGTTCTCGGGTGGGGCACCGGCTATCAGGAGGTGATTCGAGACAAGCGGGGCCGGGTGGAGTCTCTTCACCTCCTCCATCCGGCCAGGACAAGCCCCAAGCGGAATGAGGAAAGCGGCAAGCTCTTTTACGAGCTCGATGGCGACCCGCGGAAGCGAAAGCTCCCCGAGGACGTGTTGAAGTTCTCGGGCCTCGGCTTCAACGGCCTCCAGGGTTACAACCCCTGCATCGTCGCCAAGCAATCCCTCGGCCTCAACATGGCGGCCGAGCAATTCGGGGCGGCCTTCTTCGGCAATGGGGCGACCCCCGGGGGCATCCTCAAGACCCTTCGCAAGCTCGGGCCTCAAGCCGTTGCGAATCTCCGCAACTCCCTCGGGCAGCTTCACCAGGGCAGTCAATCCGCGCATCAGTTGATGATTCTGGAGGAGGGCCTCGAATACCAGCAAACCGCCATTGCCCCCGAGCTCGCGCAATTCATCGCGACCCGGCAGTTTGGCGTTATCGAAGTGGCTCGCATGTGGTCGATTCCCCCGCACAAGATCGGCGACTATTCCCAGGCTCACCTTACCAACATCGAACAATCGAACATAGATTACATTTGCACGACGCTTTGCGGTTATGTCGTGATGCTTGAAGCCCAATACAACCTCAAGCTCCTCACCCGGGAAGAGCGCAAGCGATACGTCATCCTCCACGACTTTTCCCAGCTCCTCCGCGGCGACATGGCGGCCCGAATCGCATGGCTTCAGGGCATGCACGGCATGGGGTGCATGTCGGCCGACGACATCCTCCGGCATGAGGGGCGCAACCCGATCGGCCCCGCGAAGGGTGGCGATAAGTATCTCGTCCAGGCGCAATATATCCCCCTCGAAAAAGCGGGCGAGGTTCCTTTTGCCCCGGCCCCGGCCAAGCCTCCATCCAAGAAAAAGGGTGTGAAAGATGAGTGACAAGGCAACCATCGAGCGCCGCGGCATCCTCAGCAAGGTTGAGCTCCGCGCGGGCAAGGATGAGAAGTCTCCCGGCATGCTTTGCGGTTATGCCGCGCTCTTCGGCTCCCTCTCCCAAGACCTCGGCGGCTTTCAAGAGCAAATCGAGCTCGGGGCCTTCACCGATGCGGTGGCGCGCGACGACATCCGATGCCTTCGCAATCATGAGCCCGATTGCCTCCTCGGCCGGAACATCAACGGCACCCTGCGCCTCAGGGAGGACGATAAGGGCCTTTACTTCGAGTGCGATTTGCCCAACACAACCCACGGCCGAGATACGGCCGAGATGATATCCCGAGGAGATATGAGCGGTTGCTCATTCTCCTTCTCGGTCGACTCCTATGCGTGGGATTTTGACGCCTCCCCGCCAGTGCGCACCCTTCGCAAAGTCAAGCTTTACGACGCGGGGCCCGTCACCTATCCCGCCTATCCCGATACATCGGTTGCGTGCCGATCGCTCGAAGCATCCCGGCCCCTGGCGGCCGATCCCCTGGCGCTCCACAAGGCACGGCTCAAGCTCGCGGGCGCTTTCTGATCCCCAATCCCAACGAAAGAGGAAAGCACATGGCAGTGAAAGTGTTTGAGCTCCGCCAGGAACGGCAGAAGCTCTATGAGGCCAACAAGGAAACCGTCGAGCGGGCCGAGGCCGAGAAGCGGGCCCTCACCAAGACCGAGGAGGAGGAGGTAAACCTCAGATACGCCGACATGGACGTATTGGCGAAGCGCATCAGCACAATGGAGCGGCTCGCGGGCATCGAGAAGAACGGCCTGGAACCGACCGAGCGCGTTTCCGCGCCTCTCCCCCATGAAGACCCGGCCAACGCGGGCCGGCACCGTTACAGCATGCTCCGCGCGGCCCGATCGCTCTACCTCGGCCAGGGCAAGCCCGATGGCCTGGAGGGCGAGGTTCACGACGAGCTCGTCAAGCGCTCCGGCAAGAATCCCCTCGGCTTCATGATGCCTTACCATTCGCGAAGCGAGGGCGCCCGGCTCCACGATCGGCGGATGGAAGCTTTCGGGCCCGAGCGGCGGGCCCTCGACTCCTCGACCGGCACCGGTTCGGTTCCCACCATCCTGGACAAGGATTGGATTGAATTCCTCCGAACCAAGATGCAAGTCATGGCGGCGGGCGCTCGCGAAATCACCGACTTGCAAGGCAAATTCGCGATCCCCCGTCAGAGCGGCAAGGGTACGTTCTATTGGGTGGCCGAATCGGGCGCAGTCACCGGCTCGAATCAGACCCTCGATCAGGTTTTGTTCACGCCACACACCGGCGGGGCCTACACTGACATTTCCCGGCGGTTCTTCGAGCTCACCATCCTCGACTCGGGCGAGCAATTCGTCAAAGATGACCTCTCGGCCATCATCGGCCGGGGTGTCGACCTGGCGGCCCTCAACGGCTCGGGCGCGAGCAATCAGCCCCTCGGCATCCTTCAGAATACCGGCATCACCGGATCGAACACGGTTGCCCTCGGGGCCAACGGCGGGGCCCCGACGTGGGCGGCGCTCGTCGAGCTCTACACGATCGTTTCCCGGGGCAACGCGGCCGACCTCGGCGAATTCTCTTACCTCGGCAACGCCGATGTCACTGGCACCCTGGCGACCACGGCCAAGATCGGATCGACCTTCCCTATCTTCCTTCTCGAAGGCGATAAGGTTTACGGCAAGCGCTACCTTCAGACCAACCAGCTCCCGAACAACCTCACCAAGGGCGGCGGAACGGCGCTCTCGCCGATCATCGGGGCGATCTGGAATCAGCTCATCCTCGCCTATTGGACGGGCGTTGACGTGCTGGTTGACCCCTACACCGGTTCGAGCTCCGGCACCGTGCGGATTGTCGCGCTTCAGGATATGGACATCCAGGTTCGCCACAATGAGGCGTTCGCCGTTATCGTCGATATGATTTCCAACCAAACCTCTTGATTCAGCCCGCGGCGGCCTAGGCCGTCACGTTCCCCGGGGGCCGGCTTGCGTCGGCCCCTCCCCTTTACCCTGGAGTCTCGACTATGCGGCGAATCAAGATCATCTCCCCGAAGGGCATCCTCCTCGGCAACCGGTTTTACAACCCGGGCGAGGTGGTCACCCTGGAGGACGATAAGCGGGCCTCGGCAATCGTTGCCGAGGGCCATGCCGAGCATGTCACCTCGGTCCCGGGCAACGATCCCCACGTTACCGTTCCGAACACCGCGGCGGCCCCCCGGGCCCCCGAGAAAGCGGCCCGGCGCTAACCGATGCGGCTCTATCCTGAATTTGTTTTTCCGACGGCCACTCAAACCGGCACGCTCACGAGCGGTTCCCCGGTTGTGAGTGGCCTCACCAATACCGCGCTCCTCCTCGGGGCGGTGGGAGTATCGGGCACGGGTGTTGCCCTCGACTCCTTCGTGTCGACCATCAACAGCACAACGGCCCTCACGTTGACCGAGAACGCGACCTCCTCGGGCACGGTTTCACTCGCGTTCTCCATCGAACCGTTGATGTTGTATCAGGCAAAGAAGCAACTCCGGCTTGAGCCAACCGACATCACGCTCGACGACGCCTATATCGCGGGCCTGATCCCCACGGCCCGGCTTGCTGTCGAGCAACTGACCAGGCGGGCCCTCATCACGCAGACCCGGGCCCTCTACCTCGACTCCTTCCCCTCGGCCGGCGGGTACTACAATCGAGCCGTGCGCGAAATCTGGCCAAGCCTCGGCGGCCTCCCCTCGGGCCTCGGCTTCTATCCCGGCCTCATCCCGAATTCGACGGGCGTCATTGATATCCCGTTGCCCCCCCTACAGTCGATCACCGCGGTTCGTTACCTCGACTTCGCCGGCACTCTGCAAACCGTCGACCCCTCGGCCTACAACGTGAGCCTCGATACCCCGGGGCGGATTCAGCCCCAATACTCGCATGTCTGGCCAATCTCCCGGCCGACGATCGACTCGGTTCAAATCACGTTCGTTGCCGGCTATGGGGCCACGGCCGATAAGATCCCCTCGCCGTTCTCGCAGGCCATGAAGCTCCTCATCGGCCATTGGTACGAACACCGCGAAGAAGTGAGCGACATCCAGCTTTTCACCGTCCCCGAGGGCATCGCCAAGTCAATCCTCGCCTCGGTCGAATCGGGATTGTACTACTGATGAACGCGGGCCCGAAGCGGTTTCGAGTGACGTTCCAATCGCTCGTCGAAACAAAGGACGGATACGGTCAAAAGGTTGAGTCGTGGCTTGACGTGGCGACCTATTGGGCGGCCATCCGCAACCTCACCGGGCGCGAGCTCATCAACGCGAAACAGGTCAAGGCGGAATCGCATTACATGATCATCATGCGTTACGTCCCGGGCATCACCCCGAGCATGCGGGCGGTTTGCGACGGCATCAATTACAACATCGTCAGTCTTAATAACGTCGATATGCGCAAGCGAGAATTGCGTATCGAAGTTCAGGAGCTCGTTTCCCCGTGAGCATCACCAACACCTATCAGGTTGCCATGTCGTCTACGGACGGCACGCGGGTTCAAGGCTCGAGCGCCGAGACTGGCACGACGCAAGTGGTGGTCAATACGCAGCTCCCCGCGGCCTCGACGAATGTTAGCGTCGCGTGCGCGTTCACCGTGGCGAACGTCCAAGGCATCATCCTCCTCGCCAACCAGAATTGCACGATCAAGACCAACTCATCGGGAAGCCCGGCGAACACAATCAACCTCATCGCGGGAATCCCCCTTATCTGGCTCAAGAGCGCCGGCTATTTCTCCAACCCGTTCACGGTGGACGTTACTTCGTGGTTCGTCACATGCACCCCGGCAACCACACTTCAGGCGGCCATCCTGACCACGTAATGAGCGACCTCGGCCTCGACATCCGCGGCCTCGGCGACACGACGCGCACCCTCCAGGCCCTCGGCCGGGCGATTGCCCCCACGGTTGCCCCGTCGCTCCTCGGGGCCCTCCGGCCAATGGAGGCCAGGGCCGAGGCCGAGGCCCCGGTCTTGACCGGCGAGCTCCGCGCGGCCATCGCGACCCGGCCCGGCCCGGTGGGCTTTGACCATGCCTCGGCCGAGATGGTCGTTCCCATCGAGCATGGTGTTCACCGCGACCTCGGCACCCAGCACCAGCGCCCCGACCCGTTCCTCCAGCGGGCGGCGCTCGCGACCGAGGCCGAGGCGGTTGAGCAAGTCGAGCGGGCGGTTCTCCAGGTAATCGACGACCTTTTGAGATAAGCCAGGGTAATCCCGACATGGGCAGCACATTCGCGCAGCCAGTCAACAATTTCAACACCACACTGGCCTCAAGCCATACGTCGGGGTTCGGGAACCTTGTTTTGACACTCAGCCCCGGCGCCCTCGCCTCGGGTCGGATCTGGCGCGTGACGGCGCTCCTCAATCCCGATACGGACGATGAGAGCGTACTCTGTATCTATGAGGCCACGAGCAATTCCGGCGCGACCCTGAATGGAGTCACCACGGCCGAAGGCTATAGCGATACGAATCTCCCATCGGGCACGGCCATTCAAATACGAATGACCGCGAAGTATTTGAGCGAAGTTCAAACCGCGCTCAATTCGGCCGAGGCAACGATTGTCACCAATACGGCCAGCATCGCGACAATCAACTCGACCCTTGGAACTCTCGGCTCCGCGGCCTTCGTCTCAACCTCGGCTTTCGACCCGGCCGGCGCGGCGGCGGCAATCACCAAAGCCTCCATCGGCCTCGGGAACGTCGAAAACACCGCGCTCTCGACATGGGCCGGCTCGACGGCGATTACCACCCTTGGCACGATCACCACCGGCACGGTCCCCGTCGCGCATGTCTCGGGCCTCGGCTCGCTCGCAACGCAAAGCGGCACCTTCTCCGGAACGTCGAGCGGCACCAATACCGGCGACCAGACAATCACCCTTACGGGCGATGTCACAGGCAGCGGCATGGGAAGCTTTGCGGCGACCCTCGCCAATACGGCAGTCACCGCCGGAAGCTATACCCTTGCGAGCATCACGATTGACGCCAAGGGGCGCATCACCGCGGCGGCCAATGGATCGGCCGGGGCCGGAAGCGTCACCTCGGTTGCGATGACACTTCCGAGTTTTCTCTCAGTCACCGGAAGCCCGATCACCACGGCCGGAACGTTTATCGTCACGCTCGCGACCCAGGCGGCCAATACCGTCTTGGCGGGCCCGACATCGAGCCCCTCAGCGACCCCCACGTTTCGGGCGCTCGTCCCGGCGGATATCCCCGACCTCTCGGGAACCTATGAAACGGTTGCGGCGCTTGCGACGTGGGCCGGCTCGACAAGCCTGGTTACCCTCGGCACGATCACAACCGGCACCTGGCACGGCACGGCGGTGGCCGATTCCTTTATCGCCAGCGCCTCGACCTGGAACGGAAAGCTATCCCCCAGCGGCTCGGGCGCTTCCCTTACCGGCATTACCGCATCACAGATTGATGAGCCCATCAACGCGCAGACCGGAACAACCTATACGCTGGTTCTGACGGATTCTGGAAAACTGATCACCCTGGCGAATGCCTCCGCGATCACATTGACCGTTCCGACGAATGCCTCGGTTGCTTTCGCGGTCGATTCGGTGGTTAATCTCGCGCAGACCGGGGCGGGGCAAGTCACCGTTACGGCGGCCGGGGGAGTGACGCTCCATTCTTATCAGAGTAAGACCAATCTTGCCGGCCAATATGCGGGCGCAATGCTCAAGAAAACGGCAACGGATACCTGGCTACTCATCGGAAACCTCGCATGATTGGCAGCGGATTCGGGATTGTCGCGTCGTCGTTTCAAGCCGGCGGTGGCTTCTCGCCGACGGATATAGCCGGGCTAAAGATCTGGCTTAAGGCCGATTCGCTCTCGCTCTCGGACGGCGACCCGGTCGGGACGTGGGCCGACCAGAGCGGGCTAGGGAATAGTCCGACGTCGAGCGGTTCGAATCGGCCGACCTACCACACGGCGGTTATCAACGGGTTACCCGCGGTGCAATTTGATGGAGTGGACGATTACCTTACGAAATCGTTCACGCTCGCGCAGCCGGAACACGTTTTCCTGGTGGTTCGTCAAGACTCTTGGGTTTTAGGCGGTTCGATCCTCGATGGCACTTCGCTTTTCGTGATGCTCATACAGCAATACCCGGGCACACCGTCAGTCATTGCTTACGCTGGTGGTTTCGGGCCTAACCCAACGTCGCCTTTGGGGTGGAGTTTGTTTGAGGTGCTCTTTAACGGCGCCTCATCAGAATTCCGGATAAACGCTGGAAGCGCAACAACTGGGGACGTAGGCGCGTCTAACGGAGGCGGCATCACGCTTGGCGCTCGCGGAGACACCGTTTCGCAGTATGCGGCGGTCACGATCGCGGAAGTGATTGTCTATGACTCCGCTCTCAGTTCGACCGATCGCGGACACCTCGAAACCTACCTCATGTCGAAGTATGGCCTTTAACACAAGGGGAGCCCAATGGCCCAAGACCTCTCAGTGAAGCGAAAGAAACTGATTCCGTCCGTCGTCAACCAGGCGCAGTCGCTCCTCCAGGCGGCTGATCTTGCCGAGCGGTTGAAGCTCGCGCTCACCCAGGCCGGCGGCGGATTCCAGGACGATGATTTCGCGGCGCCCGCAAACGCGGCATTGCCCGATTATTCGTATTTGCAAGCATATGAGCCAAATGTGTTCTTGCATATCACGATACCGGCGCTTGACGCTTTTCTAGACTCCTCGATAGCGCCGAATGACTCGCCTCCAAGCACCACAACGCACCGGATGATTCTTTACACCGTTCTCGGCCTTGTCCAATAACGCAAACCGGCACCCGGGCTAACGCATGTTCAACCGCGGGCGATTCAATCAATTCCGATTCGACGGCCCCATTCTCGGCGGCTCGGGGCCTCCCCCCCCGCCGGCGCTCGACCTCAAACAGGCCATTGTTGAGGAGCTCGAAGCCTCGGCGGCGCTCGCGGCCATTGTCGGCACCGAGATTTACCCGAGCATGATTCCGCAGACCGCAAGCCTCCCGGCGATTTCCTACGGTTTCCAGCATGGCGGTTTTACCATGCATCTCGCGGGTTCAACCGGCATGCGCTGGACCCTGGTTGAATTCGAGTTTGAGGCCAACCTTCTATCCGACATCGAAGCAATCAACCGCATCCTCATCAACCGATTCGTCGGGTTCATCGGCGACCTCGACGGAATCAAGGTTCAATTCGTCACCTATGAAGATGAGGCCGATGGTTATTATGAGCCCCTCGAAGGCTCCGACCTCGGCACCCATTGGAAACGAATCTATCTCCTTTTCAAGACCCGCGACCCGATCCCCACAAACGTCTAAGGTGATTCCATGACCGTCGTTGAGGCATCCGTACAGCCGGGCGAAGGAACGCTCCTCCAGGTTTCGATTTCCGCCTCCTTCGTCACCGTGGCGCAGGTTTACGAAGTCGACGGGCCGACCATGCTGGTTGAGGCGATTGACCGAACGGCGCTCAACACCGGCCTCATCCTCAAGCGGCCCTCGAAGTTCCCCGAGCCCGACAAGGTTTCGCTCAAAGTCTGGTTCGACCCGAGCGACAATCACACCCAGCTTCTCTTCACCGGCGATGCCAACGTCCCCGGCACGATCGAAATCTATCAGCTCAAGATCAATGACCAGTACACAACGCACGCGCTTATCGGATTCAGCGCGTTCCTCACCTCCTTCAAACTCAACGGAATGAAAGTCAAGAGCAACCTCGGGGCCGATATCGAGCTCCAACTCACGTCTCTGATCGACTTCACCCCAGGCACGAGCCCCTGACATGGTTCCCCGCCGGCCCCCTCGGCCGGCTTTCCTTTTCCCCTGGCAACCTCTTTCCTGGAGTCCGTCGCATGAACCTCGACCGAAACAAGATCATCCTTCTCAAGCCCGAGCTCAAGCGGGAATCGGTGTTCGTCAAGGAATGGGGGGGCACCGTTTGGGTGCGCACCCTCACGGCATGGGAACGCGATCACCTGGAGGCGGCATGGGAGGCCACCAAGCGCGTCAACTTTCGCGCCCGGCTCGCGGTGGCGACCGTTTGCGATAACCACGGCGTCGACCTGTTCATGATCGGCGACATCGAAACCCTCGGGCAGATGCCGGCCCCGGCATTGGAGGGCATCGTCGAAAAGGCATTCAAGCTCAACCGGTTCACCAAACAGGATATTGAGGACTTGGAAAAAAACTCCGAGCCAGGCCCCTCCGTCGCCTCCTCTTCCGTCTCGCGGCCTTGATCGGTTGCACGGTGGAGGAGCTCGGGGGCCGGATGTCATCGGCCGAGCTCTCGGAATGGCTTGCCTTCGAGTCGATCTATGGAATCCCCGATGTCTACTTTCAGACCGCGGCCATTTGCTCGACTCTCGATTCTGTTTGGCGCGAGCATCCCCGCAAGATTCATGAGGTGATTCCCTACTTCACCCCGGCCGAGGGCGCCGACCCGATCGGCCAATCCCCCGCGGAGATGTTTGCCAGACTCCGCACCTATTCGAGCATGCAAAAGAAATGAGCCTCATCCGTAACATTCAGGTCCGCCTCGGCCTGGACACCTCGCAATTCTCGGCCGGCGCCCGCATGGCCACGGGCGACCTCCAGGGCCTCACTCGCTCGATGGAGGCGGCCAGGAACGCGGCGGCCTCCTTCAAGATGCCCAGCGTTCCCCCGCCGGCCCCCGAGGGCCCCGCGGCGAGGGCCTCATCCCCCTCGACCGAGGGCCCTCGGGGGGCCCCTGGCGGGCCCGTGGCGGCCTCCTCGGCCTCGGCGGCCTCCTCGGGGGCCTCCGCGCAGGCCGAGGGCATGGCGGCCAGTATGGAGCGAATGGAGGCCGGGGCGGTCATCATGGCCAGCCGGATCAAGGTTGCCATCACCTCGGCCATTGCCCCGATCGGGAATCTTATCGCGCAGGCGGCCTCTCAGTTTCGCCTTGTCGGTGGCACGGTGGTGGAATTCGCCGACAAGTTCAATTACCTCGGGAAACGCGCGTTCGTCACCCTCGATGTCGTGATGAAAATGTTGGGCAAGATCGGCGAGCGAATGAAGGCATTCAAGCCCGCCGATATCGACGTTCTCCCCGTCCCCACGAGAACCAAGGATTATCTCGCGCTCTCATTCCAGGGCAACGCGGTTAAAAAGGCCCTCGACGGAATCGCGGGCGTTCGGTTCGATGCCTCGGCGGCCAGCGCTGGCAAGTTCACCTCCACGATACGGATCATCGGCCCGGCGGCGCAGCAGGCGGCCCGGGGCATCCGCGCCATCGGCACCGAGGTGGCTCTTGCCCTCGGGGTGGTGGGTCTTATCTACAAGATCACCCAGGCGACGGTTGCGTATTTCAAGACGGCAATCGGCGGCGCTCGCGACCTGGCGGAAACCCAGAACAAGGTCAAGGAGATTTTCGGGGCGACCTCGGGTGTTGTCACCGCCAACGCCGAACGGATGGCCTCGGCCTACAAACTCCCCAAGGGCGAAATCCTCGACGCGGCTTCGAACATCGGCCTCCTCGCCAAGGGCGCAGGGCAATCAACGGCGGCCTCGGCGCAGCTCTCAAGCGTGATGGTGGAGGCGGCGGCCAATGCCTCCAGTTTCTACAATGTGCCGTTCGCCGATGCCTTGGACAAGATCCGATCCGGCCTCACCGGCGAAGCGCGACCCTTGAAGGATTTCGGCATCCTCATGGACGAATCCGCGGTCAAGGCCGAGGGCATGAAACTCGGGTTCATCAAAGCGGGCCAGGAGCTCAACGAACAAGGCAAGATCGCGGCCCGGAGCTCCATCATCCTCCGGGGCCTCTCGACGGCTAATGGCGACCTGGAGCGCACCCAGGACGGGGTTGCAAACCAGCTCCGGGCGCTTCACGGCAACTTTGTGAACAACGCCACGGCCATCGGCGGCCTCTTCCTCCCGGCGGTTCAAAAGGGCCTCGCCGTCATGCTGGAATTCTCCTCGGCAACCTCGGGCACCTTTGAGGCAATCAAGGCCGGGGTTGAACCGATGGTCGAAACGTTCGTTGCCGGCCTGGACATGATCGGGCTTGTTCTCCGCAACCTCCCGGAATACGGCCAGATTGCATGGCTTGGGATCAAGGAGGGCGTTTACAACACGATCGCGGTTATCGAAGTGATCCCGGAAAACCTCGGCCGGATCGGCACTTACCTTGCCGGCAATTGGAAGGAGGTAATCGTCGATGCGGTCACAGCGGTTTGGACCGTCTTTCAAAACCTCGGCAACAATATCGGCGAGCTCTGGCATGCCATTACTCATGTGTTTGAGTCTGGCGAGTGGTCACCCAACTTCAAGCCCCTCCTCGAAGGGTTCGCCGCAACGGCGGCCCAGCTCCCCGAGATGGCAAAGCCTCAATTCGTCTCGATGGCCGATGATATCAAGGCCGTCATGGATAAGGTGGCGGCGAATGAGGCCAGGCGGGTGGTCAAGCGCGAGCCCAATGCCAAGCCCGAGCTCCCCAAGCTCGCGGGTGGGGCCGAGAAAAAGGAGTCAAAGGACAAGGAGGTTAAAACCGCGGCGGCGGCCGAGCTCGGCTCGAAGGAGGCGGCCTCGACCATCGCCAAGTTCATGAATCAGAGCAAGGCCGATGAGTCGAACAAGGCCACGGCGAAGAACACGGCGGCAATGGCTCGCCACACGATGACCATGGCGCAAGCCCTCGGAGAGATTGCCCATCGCGGCGGTTCGGATAAGCTCTCGGCCTTCACCCTCTGAGATACCATGGCGCTTGTATCCATCGAAGAATCCCCGGATCGCGAAGGCGGCCAGAACAACCTGTGGCAGCGCACCTACCGGCGCAAGTATATCGTCATTACTGACGACCCATACGACGGGCCCGTTTTCATCGGCCAACAGTTGCCCTATTTCATCGGCAACTATTACCGGCTCGTCGATAACATGGGTGTGACGCGCGAGCATGATTTCAGCTCCTTCGTCAACAGCCTTGCGATCCGTTGCGTTTCCAAGGATGCTTGCCAGTGGGAGGCGGTTCTCGAATACGGGCCTTACAACCCGCAGATATTCCAGGCCAACCCGATATCTTGGCCTATCAAGATAGCGTGGGGTGGCACGAAGTTTGAGCGCGTTTACCAATACGACATCAACGGAATTGCCATCACCAATTCCGCCGGCCAGTATTTCGACCCCCCGGTTGTCGGCGACGATTCCCGCATCAACCTCAAGATTGAGCGCAACGAACCGGTTTACAACCCGGCCATCGCGGCGGCCTACAAAGATGCCGTCAACTCCGATGTGTTCTTCGGGGGCAACCCGGGAACGTGGAAGCTTGCCCTCCCCACGGCCGACCTGGAGTACAACGTCGACTCGGGCACTCCCGACGGCTTCTATTACCGCATCACCTATAACTTCGAGTATCGCATTGAAGGATGGCAAGCGCTCATCCTCGATCAAGGCACAATGGTTCTCGATGGCGGAAACCGGCTCACCAATGCTCTCGGCAGCGACGGGGCCCCGGTCAGTTCCCCGATCCCCCTGAATGGCGCGGGCAAGGCCCTCCCCGCGGGGGGCACTCCGACTTTCCTGGCATTCGATATCTATACCCCGATGCCATTCGCTCAGCTCAACCTCGATCCCACGTTTGCACCCGGCCAGATATGAAAATCTACGGGTTCTCCCATAAGGACGCGGGCCGGATCAAGGGCACGGTTGACCATCACGAAGGCTACTACCGCACCCAGAATCCGACCCCTCCCCGAGCGAAATATCCAGGCGCCGCGGGCCCCGGTGGGCTCATCGATTTCCAGAATGGGGGCAGCCAGATTAGCGCCGGTTCGTTCTCAAGCCCAGCCTCAGGGAGTGTGACGCTTTTGGTCCCAGCGACCGGGGCGGCGATGACGGCGACCGGAGGCACGACGGTAACCGCTTATAACCAGTGGGGCACGGCGGTTGCCGCAAGCAAGTTCGGCAAAGGCCATTACCGCAACGGTTATTTCTATATCGTTGTTTGGGATTGCTGAGATGCCTAAGGTTTGCCGATCTTGTTGCACTCCCGTTACGGGCACCCTGTTGGGTTGCAATAGCGCAGCTCTGGCAAGCACCACGGCAATCGTCAAAGACCACGGCACCGGCGCGACGGTCGGAAATCTGACAACCAACGGATCGGGCACCATTTCCGGGACAATCACCGCCACGGCGGGCCAATCCCTCGATATCGTCGAAGCATCGGGCCGGTTCGCGCCCAAGAATTTCACATACAGTTCACCCAGCCTCGGAACGGTCACCCTCGTCGCCGGCACGGGCTATGCATGTGGGTGCTGCGCCTATCCTTTTGCTACCACGCTTTTCCTTACGCAGAGCGGCGTCCCCGTCACTCTCACCTATGGGAAAGTGTTCGCGTGGGGCGGCGTGACGATTACAGGCTGGTACGGATGTGTGAGCGTTCCCAACGCCTCAGTCACTAGGTTCATCAACGGCGGTGGCGTCACCGATTGCTCGGCGGGTGGGGCCGCCAACACAACCTTCGACTTCCTCCTCTTTATATCCAGCGGCGCCTGCAAGCTCCTCGCCGGCAGCAATTTTTGTTGCGTCACGGGCGGCGCCAATCCCTCCGGCCTCGCCAATTGCAATTACACCCACTTCGCCGAAGTTTGCTACGATTGCGGCAATCAGCCCATTCCGGCCACCTTTGACGCGGCCGTGGCCACCGTGAGTAATTTCACGGGCAACGCAGGCCGGGCTGTCACCGTCGGCGCGTGTCCCCCAGCCCTCTCGCTCACGGCCGGCGGCGCCTACCTCACCAGCACCTCGATCTTTTTGCCTTGCACGGGAGTTACCACGATTCCCATGTGGGGCACGTGCACCATCACCGAATGATGACCATCGACGAAGCTCTGGAGATCGTCGTCAGACGGACGGGCCACCATCGTTACCGCGCGCTGTGCGACCCCGCGGACCCTGCCCACAACCCGGCCTATCTCCCGCTCGTGATGCGTCTCGCGGGCGAGCCGGAGCCGGATATTTCACCGAATCTCGCCCCCGAAATCCCCCTGGCGGGCGACCTCGTGGCGGCCCTCGCCCAGCGACTCGGGGCCGACCGGCTCGCGAAGTGGGTAGAGAAGTGGGCCGGCAGGCCGTGCGGTTGTGCCGAGCGCCAAGCGGCCCTCAACCGGCTCGATGCGACGGCCCGGCGCTTCCTCGGGTGGCTCTGATCTAGCCTCCCGGCCGGGCGGCCCCCGCCTTGGCGATAATCTCCTCGGCCGACATCCCATCAAACGGCCGGAACACCTCGGCTTTCGATAGCCTCGGGGCCTCCTTCCCCGCCTCGGCCGAGGCCCGCATCAGCGCCGGCAGGCTCAACAGCGTCATTGCCCCCGCCAGCTCGCGGGCGCGATCGGGGCCGAGGGCCTCCCTCATGCGCGCGATCGACCCGGCGAGGGCCTCCTCCGACGAGCAATCGAGCCGAGGCGGCCCCCCGCAACCGGCCAGGCAGACGAGCAAAAGGAGCGGCATCACTTTCATGGGTGTTCTCGATGTGGGGGAAATTCTTACAACCTACTTGCATGAGGCATTGCGGTTCATGCAATATATGGCCTCTTCCCCCTCGCTACGAATGGAGTAGTAAAGCGATGACTTCGGACGTTTCCATCACGATTCAGCCCCGTCCCCTTACAACGATGGTAGCGCAGGAACGCAACGGGTTCGGCCATTCAACCTCGATTGCACGGCTTTGGCGCCCCGAGGATTGCGGCCGTTGCCGTCTATGCCAGTGTTGCAGCGCTAGCAGGACGGGGCTTTGTCTCGTCACCATCCCGGATGTTGTCTCGGATGCCGATGCGCCCTTGTTCTCCCTCGACGAATGGGAGCGCCGAGGCCGGCGGCGCGTCGTTGCCTCCGACCTCTCGACCCCGAACCGCGGCCCGTGCGCCCGGTTGTTTGATCGCGACCTGATCAACGAACAACCGAGCTAAGGAAGCCTCCTCGCCGTTGAAATCGACGACGCGGCCAGCCTCCAGGGTAAAACGGCAGACATCGGAGTCAGGCGACAATCCGGGGGGATCTTCGGAGAGTATCAAGTATTCCAGGCTAACAGTCAGAGTCCCGATGCGCACCAAGTGCATGTTGCGGCCTCGATTATGCGTGTTTTCCCTTTTTGGGGGCGGTCGGGTTGAGATCCCGGCCGGTTGTCGCGGGCCTTGCATTGGCCACGGCCTCCAGGCTATGCGCCCAATCGAGATTGGGGCCCGGCAGCGAGAGCAATCCGTCAAGATAACGGTGGCCGTCCCTCATCATCTTGAGGCGGCCCTCCTCGGGTTGTGCGGCGACCCATAAAAGCAGGGCGCACAGCGCCGATTGCTTGTCGGTGCGCGGCACGGCCCCGATCCCGGCACGAGCGACGTTGTATTTGGCCAGCGTCACGAGCTCGTCAAGCGCCTTGGCGACCTCGGGAATGGCGCGAAAACTCGTTTTGTTCTCGTCATCAAGGTTCCTCATGGGGCCCATTCTCCCTCCCCGACTTGACGCGCAAAAGCCCTCTTTGCCAGAAGCCTCCAAACAACCCGCAGGGATTTTGTCTCCTTTTGGCTTGACGGGGCCGATAATCCTGTTAGCCTCTCAGGACATTTGGAGGCAATTGGCCTTTGGGAGGCAAAGCGGCATGGGATTTCACACCGTTCAACCAAGCGATAAGGTCAAGATTTCAATCCGCGTTGCGGACTCGAAGCGGCAAGAAATCAAGGCGGTGGCGGCCCTCTCGGGCACCGATGTTCAAGGCTGGCTCGAAGCGGCGGCCGATCGCGAGCTCGAGCGCATGCGTCCAGCGCTACAGGCGCTTCGCATGGCTTCGGCACAATGACGATAGTGTGACACTCCACCGATATCAAGCGAAATCCCCGAACAGGAGGAATGATGCGCTCTGCGATTTTGATAGCGGCATGTCTGTTGATTTCCTGCAACGCGGGTTGCACCATCAACAGCCCCTTGGTTGCGCCATCAACCCCCGTCATTTGCGGCCCGTGCGGCGCTCAGGCGATGGCGGCCCCGGCAATCACCCCGAGCTCGGGCCCGATCCCCGAGGCCCCGGGCATCTCGATTCCCCGGCTCCGCGACAACACACGCAGCATGTTCGCCGCACAGTAAGCGGCCCCCGGCAACCGGTTCCCATTCGCAACCAAACCCAAGGAAGGGCGATTTCATGCGATACGAGACCAAGGGCCTATCGGCGGCCTCACTCGTCGGCGATCTGGTGAAAGTCAAGGCCGACCTTCGCGCGGCACGGGAAAGCATCGGCTTTCTCACTGATCGCGAGCGGCGCATCCTCGAAGCGCTCAAGCCGGCCATCCCCCTCGGTTCGACCGTCAATATCAGGGCCTATTGCTATACCGATACGGCCACCAATCACCATCTCGAAATCAACCATGATGAGATCGGCATCACCGCGGCCTTTATTCCTCTGATGGAAACCCACGAGATCAAGTTCCCCGATCCCCCGGCCCCCCTGGAGGACACAATCGACGTTGAGCTCCCCGACCACGATGCGGTTATTGACCCCTCTTCTGAGGTGGTCCGCGGCAACCCGATCCCCCCCGACCTTTCCGACCTCGACGAATCGACCTAACGGCAAGCCCGAGGAGGCGGCATGTCAGTATTGCAATCAAGGATTCCGATTGATGCCTTGCGGCGCGTTGCGGCCGAGCTCCACACCCTTGGCGAGCCCGCGCGGCTCACCCTGCTATGGTGGTTGATGCAGGGCGAGCGGACAGTAACCGAGCTCTGCGCGGTTACCGGCTTTCGCCAGCAAGCCATAAGCCATCACCTCACCTTGCTCAAGCTCCGGCACATTGTTGCGGTTGAGCGGGCCGGCAAGTCGAATCTGTACCGGCTCACCGACTCGGGGCGCGAGGCGATGCGCCGCGCGGCCATCCCCGGCACCCCCCCTTGAACCACGGCCCATGTGGGCCTTGGACGTTTCCCACGTCTCTGTTGAGAGCATCCAATATGAAACGGTTTTGGTTACACTTCGGCATTGCCTTGGGGTGGCTCATTGTGGCTTGCCTCACTCTTCAGGCGGTGGTCAAGGGCGAGGAGGCGCAGCCCTCCCCGCAGACCCCCGGCAAGAATTGGCAACCCGTCATCCCCGCGCCGGCCCCCCCGGTTCCTCCTCCGGCCCCTCGGGCCCCGACCCCGAGGCGCGACTTCGCGACCCCTCCAACCGACGGGCCCAACGATCCCCCAGCGCCTCCGGCTCCCCCGGCTCCCCCGCCGGCGCCTCCGGCCCCCGCACCAGCGGTTCCCCCTCCGGCCCCGGTTGCCCCGGTTGTCCCCGTGGCGCGGTTGTCGCTCGAATCTCAGGGTGTGCCGATCATCCTTGGCAACACCGGCAACATCAACCTCGGCACCATCTCTAACCCGGCCCCAGCGCCCGCAGCGGCCCCCCGGCCAGCGGCCGACCCGGCCCCCGCGCAGTCTCTTGCCCCGATCCTTGTAGCGGTGGCCACGGCCCCGGCCACTCAATCCCTCATCGCGGGGGCCTCTCGTCGCATCGCGGGGGCCCTCGGCTACCTCGCAACGGGCAAATGCCCCTCCTCGGCCCCCGCAGTCACCACGGCCACACCGGCGGCCTTCGTCGCGGCCTACCCAGCGCAGCAGGTTCAACTGATGGCCTACTCGGCCCCGGCTCCCCCCGCGGCGGCCCCGGCTCCAACTCCGCAGGCATGGCTTGCGGCCCCGGCACCCAACCCGGCGGCCAAGTGCCGTTTCTTCGGGCAATGATCTGATCCGGTTCACCCCTCTTTCTCCTCGGAACAGGGAGAGGCTTTCCAAGAAAGGCGGCCCATGTTTGTGACCGAGATTACCGTTCACGCGGGACGGACCTTCAACCATCCGCACGAGTCTTATTCCAACTTCAAGCCGGGTGTCTCGATGACAGCGACCATCGAGCCCGGCGAGGACTCGGGGGAGGCAACCAAGCTCCTCCAGGCCAGGGCCGAGGGCGCGGTGGAAGATCTGAAATCCCGCATCCTCAGCGACCTCCAGGCCATCCGCGACCAGCGGGCGCGACAATCTGAGGAGGAGCGACTCAAGGCGGATCTTGAGAGCGCGGAAACGAATCTCAAGGACTTCCAGGCTCGGTTCAATCACCAGCGCGCATTGCAACCCGCAAACCGGCAACTCGCCGAGGCGCGGGAAGCGGCCGACGATGACGAGCCCGACGACGACGGCTCTTTATAAGCCCCAACCCCAGGCCCCGCGGTGTGAGCGCGGGGCCCGTGGAGGCCCTCGAATGAGCAGGTTCCTTGAGAAGGAATTTGGCAAATGTTCCTCCGACAAGGCCGAGCTCGCGATTCTTCTCTCTGAGCTCGTCGCCTATCACCCGAAGGATACAGTCGATCGCTTTGAGCGCCGACTCATGGCGGCCCGAAACATCCTCGCCGAGATAGCGCCGATGACGCTTGCCTCTGAGCTCGCGGCGGCCTCGGCGTCGGTAATCCCCCGTGGCATTGAGGGCGGCATCATTGCACAGACGACCGGACGGCCAGGCGAGACGATTCAGAAAAGCTATGAGCGCGAAGTAACCCGGCCCCGAAACAGTGAGGACTGATGGCCGAGGCCATCGCGAAGGCTCGCGCGGAAGCCTACTCCGCGTGTGGCGTTCAAGAGTCTGGCGACTCCCCGGGAAGGTTGCAAACTCCTCGGGCCCGTTGCAACGGGGGCAAGGTTCGATCCCTTGGGGCGGCAATGGCCAGGGCATGACGCCTCGGCCGGGGTTGAAAGCAGGGAGGCGACGTGCAAACCAAAAACATGTGGCTCGACAATGACGGGGGCCTATGGCTTCGCCAGGGCGACAAGGGCCTCGGGCGGCCCGTCAAGATCGGCCATATCGTTCGGTCCCCGCGGTGGCCTCGGGAACGGGGCGACCGGCCCGACTGGTTCGCAGCCGAGATCAAGCAACTGAAAACCGATTGGGCCGACCCGGAACGCTTCGCGCCGGAACCAGACCCGGCGGTGGATTCCCGCGGGCGGCCCTACAAGTGAAGGAGCATCCATGAATATTCAGAACATCGGCCCGTGCGACTATTGCGGCTCCCCGATCACCGTCGACCTGGACCGGCCGAAGCCCATCACCGTTGCGTGCGAGTTTTGCGGCCATGTCTACGGCACGATTTCCAACCCCAAACCCCAACCGATAGAAAGGTTGATTCATGCAACTCCCGGCTATGATCGTAACTGACAGGGCCGAATGGCTCCGCGCCAGGAAGGAGGGCATCGGCGCCAGCGAAGCAGCGGCGGCCCTCGGCATGTCCCCCTTCGAGTCACCGCGCGAGCTCTATCTCCGCAAGCTCGGCATGCTCCCCGATGTTGAGGAAACCGAGGCGATGGCCGAGGGCTCATTCATGGAGCCCTACATCGCGCGGCGCTACATGGAGCGCACCGGGCGACTCATCACCGGCACCCAGCTTTTTTACCGATCCCCGATCACATGCCTCATGGCCACGATTGACGGCATGACGGACGCGGGTTATCCGGTCGAATTCAAATGGACCACGCGCCCGGGCAACCTTGACCTCGGCGAGGAGGCGACTGACGACTTGCCCCCCCATTGGCTCATTCAGGGCCATCAGCAAATGATCCTCACCGGCACGGCCCGGGTTGACTTCGCAGTCAAGGCCCCCGGGCGGCCCGTGCGGATCTTCGACGTGCGGCGCGATGAGGAGCTCTGCGAATCCATCATCATCGGGGTTCGTCGTTTTTGGGCCGACGTTCAAAACCGGGTTGTCCCCGAGAGCAACGGCCGGGCCGACGCGCGGACCCTCCATCTCATCTACCCCGACAGCCTCGGCGAGGTGGCGCTCGACGATCATGCGGCCAGGCTCATTGATGATTACGAGCGCCTTGGCGGCGAGTGCAAGGCCCTCGATGAGGAGCGGGCCGAGGCCAAGGCGGCCATCCTCGAGATCCTCGGCAACCATGCACTCGGCCGGCTCCCCGATGGCCGATGCATCACGCGCAAGGTCGTCACCGTCGGAGAGAAAACCTACACGCGCAAGGGTTACAGTTTCACCGGAATGTGGATCGGGAAGGGAGGCCGGAATTGAGCAAGGCCCGAGACATCCAACCCGCGGCGCAGGCGGGCCCCCTCGACCTGGCGGCGACCCTCTACTCCTTGCGGCCCGAGATCAAAAAGGTTCTCACCGGCCCCAAGGTAATCGAGCGGTTCCTCCGGGTGGCGTTGACCGAGCTCCGGCTCAAGCCCGACCTCCAGCGCTGCACCGCGCAAAGCATCATGGCCAGCATCATGTCAGCGGCTCAACTCAACCTCGAAATCGGCGGGGCGCTCCGCCACGGCTACCTTGTCCCCTACAAGGGCGAGTGTTCTTTCCAGCCCAGCTATATCGGCCTCCTCGCCTTGGCGCGGCGCTCCAAGGTGTTCGCCGACATTGATGCGGTTCTTGTCAATGACGGCGACAAATTCCGATACGTGCGCAACCCGAAACCCGAGCTCTTTCATGAGCCCGCGCTCTGGAATCCGGGGCCCGAGCTCGGGGCCTACGTGTTCGCGGTCTTGAAGAATGGCGAATACAAATTCCTGGCGATGGCCAAGGCCGAAATCGAGCGCGTTCGGCAATCCTCCAATGCCCCGAATTCCCTCATGTGGACGAAGTATTGGGGCGAGGGCGCCAAGAAAACCGTCTTGAAGCGCTTCCTCAAGACGTGCGAACTCTCCCCCGAGCTCGCGACCGCAATCGAGCTCGATGACAAGGAATACCGGGACACCACGGCCACGGTTACCGTCGGCCACGTCCCCGAGGGCAAGGGCGCCAAGGGCCTGGCGGCCAGGCTCCGCGGGCAGCTCCCCCCGCCGGCCCCCGAGGAGGAGGGCCAGGCCCCGGCCTCGGCCTCGGCCGAGGAGGACCAGGGCGACGACTGGCCGGAATCTGACGACGGGGTGGCGAGCAACCCGAACGACGGTTGAAAGGAACGAATGATGAAGTGTGAACGATGCCCAGCGGTTTCCGTCGCCTATCAGCTTTTCGATTATTGCGCGGAGTGCGCGAAGAATCTTTGCTCCGGTTGCATGGCGGCGGGGTGTTGCGGCCACGCGCCAGCGGTCAGCGGAATGGCGATTGATTACGGGCGCAAGCCCCAAGATCCGGCATCCTCGGCCGGGCCGGCGCCCGACGATACTCTCGGTTGAGAGAAGCCCCGCGCGGAACGCGGGGCGAGGCATGGCAGGCAGGGCCAGGTATGGCATGGCGCGGCCGGACGTGGCAGGGCGCGGCAGGCAGGGCCCGGAGTGGCGTGACAAGGCAAGGCAGGCATGGCGCCGCACGGCGGCGATTGGCAAGGCTCGGCCTGGCCTGGCCTGGCCTGGCGGGCATGGCGTCGCATGCCGAGGCATGGCGGCTCGCGGCAAGGCAGGCAAGGATTCCTTTTACAAGGAGGTTTTCCGATGGCAACCAGGCCACCCAAGGCAGCTCCGGCGACGATGGGCGACGCGACGGCGGCGAAGCCCGAGCCCATCGTTATCAAGGCGCTCAACATCGGCGTCATGACGTTCACGATCCGGGGCACTGCGCCCTATGTTGGGAACGCATTCAGCGAGAAGGCGCGGGCGACGATCATCGAGAAACAGGAGAAAGGCACGCAACGCAGTACGCGCACGAAGGAGCGCGAGGCTAAGGATTTTGAGGCGTGTTTTCGCGCAGCAACGCATACCTCGCAAAAGGGATGGCATGGCATCCCGGCCAACGCATTTCGCAAGGCAATGATCGCGGCTTGCCGAACATGCGATTTCTCAATGAAGCATGCAAAGCTTGCGATTTTCATTCAGGCCGATGGCTTGGATAAAACCGACCTCATGCCACTCGTAAGGATCACCAAGGGCACTCCTCGGCACGTAAAGCATCACGTTCGGCTCAGTGAGACGACGACTGATATTCGCTCCCGTCCGATGTGGGATGAGGGGTGGGAGGCCGATGTTACCATTCGCTTTGATGCGGGGATGTTCAAGCCATCGGATATCGCTAACCTCCTTCACCGCGCCGGATTCCAGGTTGGAGTCGGCGAGGGCCGGGCTGACTCCGAATCGGGCGGCGTCGGGTGGGGATTCTTCGAGATAGTGGCCTGATTCGCCCGCAAGACATGGCATGGCAGGCACGGCGGGGCCAGGCATGACAAGGCGGGTCCCGGCGAGGCAGGCGAGGCGAGGATGGGCTAGGCCGGGCGTGGAACGGCTAGGCCGGGCATGGCAGGCAAGGCGCGACACGGCATGGTGCGGCAAGACCTGGACCGGCGAGGCATAGCAGGCAAGGCGTCTATATCCCAAGGAGATCAAACAGTGTTATCTGATGAGATAAGTTCCGAACTTAATGCCTTATGCGAATCTCGCGGCGGCATTCTCATAGGGGCGAAGGAGGTTCTCGCTTTCGCCGAGGAGCAACCCCAATCGGCCATCGGCAAGCGACTATTCGCCAAGACCGATAAGGCGGCGGCTCGCGAATGGCGGCTTGGCGAAGCGCGGACCCTCATTCGCCTCTGGTATGAAAAGGAGCCGCAGACCGATCGGCGAATCAGGGCGGCAATCAGTGTGCCGAGCGACCGCACGCTCGGGGCCTATCGGCGAACAACTCACGCGCTGGCCGATACCACAACCCGCGCGGAATTGGTGGAGGAGGCCCTCAAGAGAATCGGGGCGACCCGATCGGCCTACGGGTATCTCCCCGAGCTCGGGGGATTCTTCGACAAGCTCGACGCGCTGATTGCCGAGACTCGCGCGACACTGGCGGCGGCGCCTCGGCCAAGGGCGCCCAAAATGAGGAGGCCCAAGGCTTCCTGATTGATACTCTCGAACGGAGAGGCCCCGCGCGGAACGCGGGGCGGGGCACGGGGCCATGAATAGGCTCTAAGCCAGGATGGAACGCGGCCACGAAGGCCGGGCGAAGGATTTGCCACGATCACCCTCGACTCGCCGGCCCCGAGCATGGAACGCATGGGGCCGGCATTTACCATCGAACCAAGAAAGGAGGCCCGATGGCCTCGGTTCTTCAAGATTGGGTGCAAGCCCTCGGGTTGCGGCATCAGGGCGTTTTGGTGGCGGCCGTGCGCGGATGCGATAGCGTACCGAAGGAAGATCCGTCCAAGGCATTCGTGCGATGCTATCGCGCGGTGGTCTTGAACTCCCATTGCGGCGACCCGGCCAGGGCGAAAAGCTTTATCCAGGCGGTTGACGATATCGAGCTCACGCGCCGATTCCTGGCGCTCCGCGGAAGCTTTGACCATTACCCGATCCATTACGTTATGCATCTCGTTCACGCGATGGAGATAGTTGGTTACAAGCACCCCGACATTCAAACCGGAATCACATGGACCGGCTTTTACGCCGAAATGTGTGAGAAGCTCCATCTTCAGACCGAAAGCCCCGCGCAGCTTGACGAGCGCCTCGGGGCCGATGAGGAAACCTTCGCATCGCGAATCTGATCACCTCCCGCGCATCACCTCTCGACTCACCCTCGACTGACACCTTTGAGTGACGGCTTGCCGGGTTTCACCGTGAGACCCGGCGACTCTTCCACGCATTCAAAGGAGTGAACTCCATGTCAACCGATGCAACCCCGGCCGAGGCCGAGGCAAGCCCAGCGCCCAAGCCGGCCAAGGCGAAGAAACCCAAAGCCCCCGCGATCGACTTCCGACTGGCGGCCGACCGGCTCGCGATTGCCGGGCAGACCGAGCGGCTCCGAATCCTGTTCATCCTCGCCGAGGGCGAACATTGCGGCGCCGACCTCATGAGTATTGCCGGCCTGGCGCAACCGGCCGTCAGTAGTCACCTCGCCATCCTCCGGCAAACCGGAATGGTCGAATCCGAGCGCCGAGGGCAAAAGGTTTTCAACCTGATTGCCCCCTACGGCCAGCGGATCGTTGATTTCGTGCGGGCCTCCCAACTGTGAGCTCGGGCCAACCTGGAGGCCCTCGGGCGGATTCCCGAGGGCCCTCCTTGGCTTTCCAGATTCGTGCCGTTTGACGTGGTAAACTACCGTTATCAGGATGGGGCGGTTGTGCTTATGTATTCAAAGATTAAGAGGTTTCACTATGGCGGATGTGTCAAGCTATACCGCGGAATCGGTTGCGGCCTCCGAACCGGTTTGGATCTCGATTCCCCAGGCGGCCCGACTCCTCGGGGTGCGCAACGAAATCGTGTATTCGCTCGTCAAGCACGGGCGATTGACGGTCAAGAAAGTGCCAGGTTGCCACCAGCGGTTGAACCGGCGCGAAATCCTCGAACTCATCACCGCCAGCATCCAGCCCGCGGTTGCCCCCCTCGCACCGGGGCACTTTGCCGGCACCTCCCGCAAACCCTCGGCCTGATCCTCGCCGAGGAGGTTGCGGACATGCTCCCCTATCTGAAGCTATTCACCGAGGCGAGAACCGACATGAAATTGCGCACCCTTACGGCCGAGCAATTTCGTGTCTGGTTTCACCTTCTTTGCTACGCCTCCGAACAAGACGAGCGCGGGGTTATCGAGAAGCCCCTTCGCATCCTGGCGATAGAGGTTTCCGGCGGCGACACAGCGGCATTACAGGCAAGCCTTGATGCATTGTCCGACCTCGAAATCGTGTCGGTAACACCCTGTAACACCCCTGTAACAACATGTAACACCCCGGGGTTGTTACATGCGCAAAACGAGCGTTTTCGAGTGGCGTTTATCAACTTCGAGAAACGACAAGGGCGCAAGCCGTCTTGGACACCCGAAAGAACGCGAGAACGTGTCGCAAAGTCAAGGGCCAACAAGCGTTCAAATGTAGGCCATCAATCGCCAGCGAAAGCCGTAACACCCTGTAACACCCCTGTAACAACATGTAACACCCTAGATGGAGATGGAGAATTAGAATTAGGGAGACTTAATACCTCCCCCCTTGGTATCCCCCCCGGGGTAATTTTGACCGGACAACGGAACGGGGAAGACCTCGCCGACATCAACGCGGCCATCGCGCTCCTCGCCTCCGACCTGGCGACCGAACATCTCGGCCTTGAACTCGGCCGGCGGCATAACACCGGCGCCTATCGATCCCTCGAAGGATGGCGATTCCGTCGAGCGGCGAAGCGTATCCAAGATCCCAGCATCTCGGCATCCCAGCGCCGGAGCTTTCCCTACTTCGTCGGCATCGCCAAAGGCTATTCCGAGGCCGAGCGAATCGAGAAGCCCCCCGCCAAGCGGGAAAGCCCGGCCCAGCGCCGGCAGCGTGAACTCCAAGAAGGTTTTACGGCAATGGCGGCCCGAGAGAAGGCCGAGCGGGAAAGGGGCGAAGCGTCATGAGGACGGCCGAATGGTTCCCAGCGTGGGCGGGGCGGCACATTGATCGATTCCCCCGGGCCGACTGGCCGGAGGCCGGGGCGGAATTTTGGAAGACCCTCCGGCACTTGCTCATTACCAAGGGCGTTACCGAGGAGATTGCGGACGAAGCGAGCCTCAACCTTTTCGAGAATCCGCCGGAACACCTCGGCCAGCACCCGAAGGCCCTCCTCGGCGAAGCGCGGCGACTCTTCAAAGCCTCCAACTCGGCGCAGGCCCAAACCGACGACGCGGCCGAGGCCAGGCGGCAATCGGCCGGGTGCGAGGATTGCCGGGGCGATGGTCTGACCTACCGGTGGCGGCGGAAATCCGCCGGCCTCCTCGACCGCGACGGCAAGCCCCTGATTCCGTTCATACTGTTCTATTGCACATGCGCTTATGGAAGGTTCGCCGAGCGGGCCCATCGGAACCGGGCGGCCGACGTTCGCAAACGGTTCCACGACCTCCAGGATTACCCGTGGCTTTGGGGGCAGGAGTACCGGCAACCCCCGACCGAGGCCGAGGCCCGGTCAATTCGAGTCGACCCGTTGTTCTGATCCCCGATCCCCCGAGTGAAAGGCGAGTCATGGCGCGACGCAAGAAAACCGACCCAACCGCGGCCCCCGAGGCCCCGGCCCCCGAGGCCCCGGCCCCCGAGCAAGCCCCCGCCGAGGGCCAGGCCCCCGAGGCGACCAATCCCCCGGCCGAGGCCCCCGAGGCAGCCCCGGCGGCGGCCGAGGCCCCCGCCAGCCCCGAGGCGGCCGTTGCCCCCGAGGGCCCGACTCTGGAGGCTCGAGTCAAGGCGCTCGAGACGGCCCTCGGCCAGGCCAACCAGCTCGTCACCCGGCAAGCGGCCGTCATCGTCCAGGCGGCCGAGAATGCCGAGGAGCTCAAGAAATCCCGTGAGAAAGTGGGCAAGCTCGAAGCGAGAATGAACGATGCCAAGGCGGCGGCGGCCTCGGCAAAGAAAGCCTACGAAACGGCGGTTGAGGAGCATTTCAGCCTTGAGGAGGAGCTCTCGACCGGCCAGGGCCGATTGCCCTTCCCTCCCCCCGAGGCCGAGGCCGAGCCCGAGCTCACCCCCCCAATCTCGACGGCTCCCCTGGCGGCGGCCATCGGGGCAATGCAGGCCCCCGCCGAGGGCGAGGAATGGCGGGGCGTCGAGCTCTCGACCCTCGACCCGATGCCGACAACCCTGGTTGCCGTTCTCGCCGAGGCGAATATCCGCACCGTCGGCGACATCGCGGATTTCACCAAGCCGAGCCCCACGGGTTTCTGCAAACGCCTCACCGACATTCCCGGCGTGGGCAAGGCCAAGGCCGAGAAGATTGAGGCGGCCCTCGACTGGTTTTGGAGCTCCCGGGCGGCGGCGGGCCAGGCCGAGGCCCTCTCCCCGGCCGAGGCCCCGGCCCCCGAGCTCCCCGCCGAGGAGGCCCCGGCCCCCGCCGAGGCGGAAAACTCCACCCAGGCCCCCGAGGCCGAGCCCGAGGCGGCCCCCGAGGCCCCCGGCGAGCAACCCGAGGAGGCCCCCGACCCCCAAGCGGCGGCCTAGCTTGCCCCCTGGCGAGCGCCCGGCCCCGGGGTGGATAGATTCCACGTCTGGCGACCGGGCGCTCGTCTCGGGGCATGCCAGGGCCTTTCATGAATGCACAGGCAAACCGTGAAAACCGCACAAACACGAAAAAGATGAGGTTTGGGGATGCAGATTGAATTCTTCGTCGCGGGCAAGCCAGCCCCGGGCGGGTCGAAAAAAGGATTCGTCAACCCGCGGACGGGGCGAGTGGTCATTCAGGACGATTGCGACCGCAACGGCCCGTGGATGGCGCGGGTTGCCTATTTCGCGCGGCGGGCTTATCAGGGCGAGCCCCTGGAGGGCCCCGTCCAGCTCCATCTTCGATTCAGCTTTCTCCGGCCCAAGAGCCATTACCGCACCGGCAAACACTCGGCCGAGCTCCGGCCCGATGCGCCGATATTCCATACCAGCAAGCCCGACACAACAAAGCTCACCCGGGCGGCCGAGGACGCGCTAAAGGGCATCACCTGGAAAGATGATTCCCAGGTTGCCTATCAGACCGCGGAGAAGCGCTACGGCATTACCGAGGGCGTCAAGATCACCATCCGAACAGCGAGGGCATGATGGAAGACCTTTCATTCATTGAGCTCGTCGCGCTCATGCGCCGGCATCAACGCGAATTCTGGCGCATGAAGCCCGAGAACCGGCCCCCGGCCATGCTCGGGCAATGCAAGAAGCTTGAGAAGCGTGTTGACGATGCGGTGGAGGAGCTCCGACGGGGGCAAGGGCAGCTATTCGCATAGGGAGGCGGCATGAAGCACGCGAAGAAACTGAGATCCCCCCTCAAATGGCACGGGGGCAAGAGCTATCTGGCGCGGCGGATCATTGAATTGATGCCAGCCCATAAAACCTACGTCGAGCCGTTTGCGGGCGGGCTCAATGTGCTGTTGAACAAGCCGCGGGTGGGGCCGGAATTCGTGGGCGACATCAACCCGGGGCTATCGCTATTTTGGAGAGTGTTCACCGATGAGTATTCATTCGAGAACATGCGTGAACACCTCCAGTTTATGACTTGGGCGCGACGGGGGCGACTCAACAAGGAGGGCCTTGAGCACGCATTTGAAGTGGCCAAGAAATTCGTCGAGTTTCCTCCGGTTCCTCTCAATCAGGTCGACAGGGCCGGCTTTGCCGCAAGCTTTCTCATGTGCAACCGACTCTCCCGCGGCGGCCTCGGCAAGGATTTCGCCTGGAGTGATCGACTCCGCGGCGGCCAGCCTGGCGACCTGAATTCATGGGTAACCATGATGGCCAGCCTCGGCGACGTTCACCGGCGAATGTATCACGCGAGCGTTCACCAAATGGACGCGGTTGAGTTAGTGGGTACGCAGAACAGCGCCGACACCTTGGTTTACTGCGATCCCCCCTACCTCCATTCAACCCGAACAGCCAAATCTGTATACGATCATGAGATGACCGACGAGCAACATGCATATTTGCTCTTTTATCTGTGTGGAGTCAAAAGTCGCGTCATGATCAGCGGCTATCCCAGCGCGTTGTATGACGCCTCCCTCAGCAAATGGACCCGGCACGACTTCGAGATGCCGAATCACTCCGGCCAGGGCAAGACCAAACAGCGGCGGGTTGAGTGCGTGTGGTGCAATTTCTGAGGAGGCCGAGAAGTGAAAACCGTTGACGAAATCCGAGAACCGGCCTTCGCGCTCCTTCACCCGATCTTTCGCGAGTGTTGCGACCCGGATTCCCCCCGGCTATCCCTCGGGGCCCCTTTCCTGGCGCCAGGCCCCATCGAGAGCATCACCTATGCCATCGCGACCGATGGCCGAATCATCGTGTGGTGCCATGCGCCCCCGGCGCTCGTCGAGCTCCTCCAGGGTTGCGAGCCCCGACGGGTGCCTTACACCTCGGTTCTTGAGCTCACCCGGCACCGGTGGGGGTACGACAGGCGGGAAAGCGAGCTCCCCGAGCTCCCGGGGCCGATTGAATGTCATCGTTGCAACGGCACAGGCCCGATCGCGGGCGCTTGCCATTGGTGCGGCGGCAAGGGGCGCCTCGACCCCTCGGGCAGGGTTCACCTCGGCCGAAACATCCTCATCGGCCTTCGCTATGCCGACATGCTCAAGCGGAATGGGGCGGCGATTTACCTCTCGCAATATCGCGATGTCAGCATCCCGGTCAAGTTTGTGATTCGTTCCCTGACGGAACCGGTTACGGGGCTTTTGATGCAAGTGGCGGGGGGCGAATGATGCTTGCGTTGACACTGAAACATCCTTGGGTGTGGGCGATTCTTCACGCGGGCAAGCGGGTGGAAAATCGCAAGTGGGGCCTTCCCCCGGAATACCTCAATCGTTGGATCTTGCTTCACGGGGGCAAGTCTCCCCTCGGCCCGGCGAGATGGGAGGCACTACGCGATTACCATTCGATATGTAACCATCAGATTATCACACCGTCCCGACTCGATGCCACGATTCTCCCCGGCATCCGCGGCGCCTTCAAAGTCTCCGAGGTGATCAACAAAGCCTCGGCGCACCCAATGGTCGAAAGCCCCTGGTTTCACGGCCCCCGCGGGTGGGTTCTCTCCGAGGTGGTCCGGTTTCCCGAGGCGGTCGATTGCCGAGGCAACCAGGGCCTTTGGCATGTCCCCGCCACGGTGGCGGCCGAGGTTGAGAGGCTTTATGGGGGGTTGCTGAAATGAGCTATTTCAATGAAGACCAGCGGGATTATATGAGATACCTCGCCGAGCTCCCCAAGGAGGCGAAGTGCGATTGCGGCTGGCATCCGCGCGGCCGTTGCTTCGGCCGATGCTACGGCGACGAGTCCAAGGGCGGGGCCCCGAGGCGGCCCGAGGAGGCGAATCAAGATGACCGTTCATGAAGCGGCGGCGCTCCTCGAAGTCTCCCCCGACCTGGTTTACCGGCTATGCCGGGCGGGGCGCCTTGCCCATTCCCGCATCGGCCTCGGCCGGGGCGTCATCCGCATCGAGCGGGCCGACGTTGAGGAGCTCCGGCAATCCTCCAGGGTGGAGGCGGGCGAGCCGGGGCGCAAGAAAGGGGGGCCGAGGAGGAAAGCCCCCGCCGGCCCCGAGGTGGAGGATATCATCGGCCAGTATCGGCGGGAGAAGGAGGCGCGGAAGCGGCCCCGCGCGCTTGCTTCGCGGCCTCCCGAAGATGGTCAGCCTCACGGTTGAGTTTCGAGTAAACCCGACTGATCATCTTCGTATCGCGGTGGCCAACCAGTTCGGCCACGGTGGCAATCGGCACCGAATTCGACAGGGCGGTTGTCACGAAACGATGCCTCATCCCATACAAGCTCACCTCGGCGGGAATCCCGGCTTTCTTGCGAATCTCCCCCAAGCGGCCAGGCAACCCGGTTGCCGTCCAGGCCCGGCCTTTCATGTTCCGAAAGATTGGGCCCTCGGGCCATTGCTCAATCAGTCTCCGGCTCAACTCTATCAGGCCCTCGGTCAAATAGACCGAGCGATAGGTCAAGCCCGTCTTACCTCGGGTCTTATTGAGCACCCTCCAAACTCCGGCCCCAAGATCGACCTTCGCAGCGGTCAAGGTTCGCAGCTCCCCCGGCCGGCACCCCGACTCAACCAGCGCGTAGACAACATCGCGCATCGGCCCCGAAACGGTGGCGAGGAGCGCGGCGACCTGTTCCTCGGTCGGAATAGCCTCCCGGATCTTGTTGTGTCCCGAGGAGAGCGCTTCGAGCGGGTTCGATCCGATATGGCCAACCCTCTTTGCCCATGCCAGGGCGGCCTTGACATGCCTCAGCGCTTGAGCCCTCGCCGACTGATGCCACGTCGGGTTGCCGTCAATCCAGGCGAGCGCATGGCGCGGCTCAAGATCCCCGGCCAGGCGGCGGCCGAACGCGGCATCGGCCTTCTCAAGAAACCATTTCTTCGTCGCCATAGAGCACGGGGCCCTCTCACCCCTGGCGACCTCCCCGCGGAAGTGTGCCAGGTAGAGATTGAAGACATCCGAGCATGTCGGATTGCTCCGGCTTCTCTCGGCCCTCCCCCTCCCCGCCAGCTCGCGATGGAGGGCCTCCAGGGCCTCGGCCTTCGTCGCCTCCTTGCCGGCCAGCCAAACCTTCACCCCGCCGACCTGGCAATACCAAGGCCCTCCCCCTCGCCTCCACGGCTTCGGATCTCGCGGCATGTCCCCCGACCCCCTGTAAGCGTGCGCTAAAGCGTGCGCGCCGACGATCGGCGCTCTTGAGGCAGCATAAAACAAGGGGTTTGGCGAGTCAAGGCATTTGATTCCATTGACGTTGCGGAACGCCTCTTGATTGCCCTAACTGATAGGGCAACGCGGCTTTCTGGCAAGTGGAACGGGTGGAGGAAATGGAGGCATTGGGCCCTAATGGGCCCCGAAGCGTGCGCGGAAGCGTGCGCGGAAGCGTGCGCGGGCCGGCGGGCAGGGCGCAGCAAAAAGCCCCGCGGCAACCGGGGCCTTGATCTCGCCTCGGGGCCCTCATGTCAACCGGTTGAGGGCCTCGGCCAGGCGGTCCCCCTTGTCCCCGAGATGCCATTCATAGGACAGGGCGGCCTTGTCAGCGATCCCTTCCCGAAGGCCCCGGGCGAAGTCCCCATAGTTCTCGGCCATCCGGCGAAGCTTGGCGACCATTCCACGCTTGGCTGCCCGGCTCATCCGGGGGAAGGCTCGCGCCCAATCCCAACCCATCGCAACCCCGGTCTTGTAAGCTTTGCTCGTCATCCCCTCACCTCCCTTCATGTCTCAAATAATAACAGAGGCGATGCTAGAGTCAATAGTGTCCCGGGAAAATATCTTGGGAACTCATTTCTTGCCCTCGCATCCTCCTTTGAGCCCCTTGCGGGCCTCGGCCTTGTGGCGAGCGAGGGCCCTCTCGACCGGGGGAGGAATCCGGAGCTCGCGCCCGCACCGGTCACACCCGAGGCAATACGCATAGTGGGGCAGGGTGTTGCCTTTGCAAAACCGGCAACGGGTGCGCATCTCCCCCGAGCTCGGGTCGGGGATGTGTTCCCACAAGGCCAGGCCCCCCGACCACGGCCAACCCTCGCCGAGCAACCAGCGGAAGGCCAGGCGGGGCCCCGACCAATACTCGCCATAGGATTTCTCGGCGACCTGTTCAATCCCCTCGGGCTTGCGAAGGAGGAACTCCTTCATTCGCGGTTCGGCCTCGGCCAGGACGGCGGCAACCCCGGCGGTTACCTCGACCCAATGTGCGACTCCTTCCGAATCGACAAATTCAATCAGCATCTCGCCGGTTGTTTCCATGTTGACCTCGCCGAACTCCAGGCATGAAAGCAAGTGTTATCCTTAGCAGAGTTTACCACCAAAGGCGAGTGGCGGCCCGAACTCTCGCGCACGAAGGGGCGAAAGCATAGGGGCGGCGCTAACCTTCGCGCGCGAAGGGGCGAAAGGCGATTCGATGATTGAGACGGCGGTTGAGATTGACCGACTCATCGCATTCAAGGCACTCGCCGACGCGGGCGCTTCTCGGATGAGAATCCAGCAAATCCTAAACATCAAGAAAACCACATATTATGCATACCGTCGCGAGCTCATCCGACTCAAGAGGGAAGTGAGGCGGCTCGAAGCGGCCGAATCCGCGTGATGTGCAACCAGGCCCCCGATTACGGCATGGCTCCGATCATCCGCGCTTGCGTCGACCCTCCTCGACCGGCTCCCCCCCTCGGGGTGGAGGAGATGGCGGCGGTTCGGGCCTCCCTTTGGGAACCGGGCCAAACCCTCCGCATCGCATTCCGGGGCGGCCGACGGGCCGACCGAAACGCGGTGTTGCTCGCGGCCTCGAAGTGGATGCGCCTGGCGAACATCAAAATCATCCCGGTCAACACCGGGGCGGCCGAGCTCCGTTGCTCATTCGACCCGATCGGTTCATGGTCATTCGTCGGCCGAGATTGCCTTGCGGTCGATCCCAACTCCCCCACGCTCAACATGGGGTGGCCAGACGACCCGGGGCGCGACCTTCACGAGCTCGGCCATGCCCTCGGCCTCATCCACGAGCATCAAAGCCCCGCGGCCGGCATCCCCTGGAATCGACCGGCGGTTTATGCTTGGTACGCCTCGACGCAAGGATGGTCCCGGGCCGAGATTGACGCGCAGGTTTTCGAGCAATACAACGCGGCCACGATCACCAATACGGCATGGGATAAATACTCCATCATGGAATATCCCATACCGGCCGAGCTCTTGACCGATCCGTCTTTCGCGGTCGGGTGGAATCAAGCGCTATCGCCAACGGATATAGCCTTTATCAGCTCGCTCTACCCGAAGGCATGACCGAGCTCCGGCAAATGGCAATCTTCCTCCTCCTCCTCATGGCGGCGGGCCTCAAGCTCTCGCTTTTCCTTGGAGTCTTACTCGATGGCTTCGCTTCACCCTCTCGGGGGCAAGCCCCCATTCCTGGCCAATCCCGCGGCCCTCGCTCCGACGGGTTCTGATCCCGGCAAGATTTCCCCGGCCGATGGCATGCGGTCGATCCTCACCGGGTTCGGCCTCTATGGGGCCTTGACTGTTCTCCTCCAGGTTCTCAACTTCTTCGGGGCAAATCCCCAATTCCTCGGCCCTCATGGAACCGAGGTGGCAGCGGTGGCGGTGGCGGTGGCGCATCTCACGATGGCATTCATGGCGGACAACACGACGAAGTGATTGCCCTCAGGAGGCTCCTTTGTCGCATAACACGCAAGCGGCCGGGCGGATTGGTGGCGGAAGCCTCATCGCGGCCTCGATGTTTGGGGAATGGCTCACTCAACACGGGCTATCCGATGCGATGGTTTGGATTGCTCTCATTGGCCTACTTTTTAACGTGTTCACGGGCCTACCGGCGGCGGCTGAGTCCACCAAGCATGTACGCCGATGGTGGAAGGGCCCCCGGGACTAAGGTGGCCGAGAACCACCCGGAACCGGGGCCCCAACCTCCAGGCAAGGGCGACCCCCCCCGCCAGTGCCAGGGCCACGGGGCGCTTAAGGGATTCTGCAATCGCACCGATGACGTGCGGTTCGATGTGACCACATGCCGTTGGTTGTGTCGGCCATGCTGGGAAAGGGTTGTCCCGAGTCTCTATGGGAAGCGGCCCAGCGAGTGAATCCCCTCGACCCGTTGCAATACCGGCCGATCGTAGAATTCGCAGTGCGGCGGCATCGCGGCAATGGCCTGGAGCTCGACGACCTCATTGGCGAGGGCTTTGTTGGCTTGCTTGAGGCCATCAGACGAGTCGAGCGCGGCGGCCTCCGGCATGACGGGGCGATCCTCGCCTATTTCATGCGTTGTGTCGCGGGCCGGATCAAACACGCGCTCGCCAGGAACCGATTTATCCCGATTCATGCCGAGGCGCTCCGAGGCTATCGGCGAGGAGCTCGCGACCGAAGGGCCGACAGCGCGGGGCGATCGTTTGCACTCACCCGGCGCCGCGGGCGATCCGGCGACGATCTCACCCGTTCCATCCGCGCCCCCGAGGAAAGCGACAACCGGCGGCTTTGGGCCATCCTGGCGCACCTCCCCCCGACCGATTCGGAAGTTCTGCAATTCGCCTTAGGGCTCGATGGTGGCGATGGCCGAAGTCTCCAGGATGTTGCCGACATCACCGGAATCAAGCGTTGCATGTGCCATCACATTAAGAACAGGGCCCTACGCAAACTGAGGGCGATTCTGACGAAGGAGGCCCGCATTGTCGCTAGCACAGGTCAACATCCAATCAACGGCCGACAATAAGGTCACGATCACCGACAGCGCCGGCGCTCCGATCACCTGGATTAACAGGATCATGATTGAGCTCGACGACATCAGCAAACAGCAAACCTTATTCTTCGGCACAACGTCGTTCTCGGTCAACATCCAGGCCGGGCCTCCCCCCGCGACAGCCCCCGCTACCCCGGCGGCGTGATGCCAGGCAAGATCCCAATACATAAGCCCGAGGGCCTCACCTCGGCGGCCAGCGATGCCAGGGCCTACCGCAAGGCGCCCGGCCGGGCCGAGCTCGAAGCCTTCTATAACGGGCGGCGATGGCGCAAGCTCTCGACTCTCTATCGAGCCCAGCACCCGACATGCATCGTATGCGAGGGCGAAGGAGTGGTCACCCCGGCCACTCAGGTTCACCACGTCAAGGAAGTGAGCACTCACCCAGCTCTTGCATACGATTGGAACAACCTCAACGCGCTTTGCACGCGATGCCACAACCGGATGCGAGCCCGAGCAACTCTAGTGGAACCGGTGGGGGGGGGGTGATTCTTCTACCGAGGCAACGCAGAACGG